CTGTTAGAGAAGGTTATGAAGAAGCAAAGGTTGATGAACTAGTTGACGAATTGACTGAACTGTAAGTTCGGTCTTTTAATTGTGATAAACGAAGATAAACTTCAAGATAAGATAAATTGGAAGCCTCATAAGAATCAAAAAGAGATACTTGACAAAGACAAAAGAAACGTTGTTATATGTGCAGGTAGAAGATTTGGGAAAAGCATGTTATGTGCTTATATGATTGTTAAACAAGTTTTAGAAAGTGATAAGTTTAGAAGAAAAGATATGATTTGGATTGTTGCTCCGACTTATGATTTAGCAGGTAAAGTATTTGATTATGTTGCTCCCTGGTTGTATAAGATATACGGAACTTCTGCTTTTAAATATAGCAACAGACCACCACAGTATATTGAAACTAAAGCTGGAACAAAGATTAGATGTAAATCAGCGACAGAACCTAATAGTTTGTTAGGAGAATCTGTAGATTTATTAATTGTTGATGAGTGTTCAAGAATAGGAAGGAATGTTTATGAAGTTTATCTTGATGCGGTTACGGTTGACAATCCTAAAAGTAAGACGTTTTATATATCTACTCCTTTTGGAAAGAATTGGTTTTATGAATATTGGATGAGAGCGGATAAACCTGAAGAAAAGGATATGGTTGCTTTCCATTTTCAGAGTAGAGATAATCCAACTCTGCCTAAAGGATTCTGGGAAGAACGTAAAAGACGACTTCCAACAGATGTATTTTCACAAGAATACGCAGCTGAATTTCTTGAAGGAGCAGGAACTGTATTCCGTGGTTTAAGAGATATTATTGATGAAGATTTAAATGGAGGATTACCGTATGAACCTGGACATCAATATTACATGGGACTTGACTTAGCCAAAATACGTGATTTTACTGTAGCAGTAGTTGTTGATAGAATGACACATCAAGTTGTGGCAATAGATAGATTTCAAAAGATAAGTTATCCGATGCAAAAAGATAGGATTATTAAATTGGCTAATGCCTATAAAGCAAAAGTGATTGTTGAAAGTAATAATATTGGCGCTTCTATGGGCGATGATTTAAGAAGTTATGGATTAAAGATTCATGATTTTAAAACAGTTGGAACGATTTCAAAAGATTGGAAGAAAAAAGGTTCAAAGGAAAGAATAATTGAAAAGTTAGCAGAAACAATTGAAGACCAGAATATTACAATTCCAAGACATAAACAGCTTCTTAATGAATTAGAAAGTTTTTCCTATATTCTAAGTGATGCAGGTAACTTCAAATATGCTGCTCCAACTGGTTTACATGATGATTGTGTTGATGCTCTGGCAATGGCTGTATGGATGTTACACGGCAAGCAAAAAGAAGAAAACATAAGAGCCCAAAAAGCAATTAGACCGTTTAGAAAAAAACAATTTCAATACTATTAATATGCCTTGTATAAAATGTTCAAATAATAAATATCGTTTGGGAAGCGGTAAGTGTATGTACACTTCTAAAGAAAAGTGTGAACGCAGTTATCGCGCTTATAAAGTTAAAAAAAATATTAAAAAGAAATAAAATATGCAATTCATAACAAAAGGCGCTATTATTACAGCTGCCGTAATAGCGTTAATTCTGGCAGTTGGTTACGGAATCGGAGAACAAAAAGTTGATGCTAATTGGCCATCGATTACTGTTGGCAATACTACTTCAACTCATGCCTCAGTTTCTAAACAGATTGCATCAGATTTGGTTATTAAAAGAAATCTGATTCTTACTGTTAGAGCTTTAACTACAAATACAAGCGTAGTTAGGTTAGCCAGTACAGAAGCTGGCGCGCATTCAACATCATCTGTTACTGATTTTCTTCTATATCCAGGTGAGTCAATCGGACTATTTGTAGAAAATGCAAATGATGTTTGGTTCACAGCTGTAGCTGGAGAAGGTGTTAGTTATATAACTGAATGGGAATAAAAAATATATGAAAAAAAGATATTACATATTATTAGCCTTAACAGTTGGCTTTATGTTCGCAGGAGCTGTAACTTGGGGTGGATTAGCTGGGACAGGCGGGGTGCAAGAAATGAATCCATTTAATTTTAATAGCATAAGTATAGAACCAAAGATTGCCACATGGTTTGTAGAAATAGGACATCCAACTGCTACTACAAGTTGCGCTTCTGCTTATGCTGGGGCTATTATGCTCTCACCAACTCCAGATAATTTATTTTATGGCTGTAATGGTTCAGATTGGGTTAAGTTAGATACACAATAATATGCCAGAAACAAAAGGCGACTTACTTAAACAAATTAATCGTGAGATTGAAGAGTTTGAAACTCAGAACATTACGATAGTTAATGGTTATCGTTTTAATCAAAAAGCAACCATTGAAACCGCATATCGTTTGTATAACTCGCAATATAAACGTGGGGATGTTGATGTAGATGGCGAGAAAAAATTCTTCTATAACATAGTTAAAAGTCCTTGTCGCGCAACAACAAAAGCAATTGATTTTGATACTAAACATATTAAGATTCAAACAGCATCTGGCGGTAGTCCATTAAAGACTTGGTATTTTGAAAGAGATTTGAAGTTTTGGATGAAAGATAAACGCTTCGGCAAAGTATTAAATAGAATCTTTGATGAACTTCCAAAATTTGGCTCTGTTGTTATTAAGGTAATTAAAGGAGTTCCTCATTTCGTTGATTTGAGGAATTTTGTTGTGCGTCAAGATGCAGATTCCTTAGATGGTGCGGAGTATATTATAGAGAAACATCTTTATAGCGCAGTTGAATTTAAAAAGGTGGCAAAAACTATGGGTTGGGAGAACTCAGATAAAGTTTTAGAAGACCATTATAAATCTCAAAAACCATATATCTTAGTTTATGAAAGATATGGTGAAATAGACCAACAATATACACGCTTATTCTATGCTGATGCTGGAGTTGATACAGAAGATAGGGTATCTCAAGAACATATACCAGATGCAGGAACTGAACTTAAGAGAACTGTTGTAGACAAACATCCTTATTGGGAATTCCATTTAGAAAAGATAGCAGGTAGATGGCTTGGTGTTGGAGTAATTGAAATTTTGGCTGATACACAATTTAAGATGAATCAAGATGCTAATCTTGAAGCTAAGGTTGCTAACTGGATGTCTATGGTTTTATTCCAAACTATTGATAGCAACTTTAATAGTAATCTAATGACAGAAGTTCAGAATGGGCAAGTATTAAATCCAGATAGTCCGATTACACAAATACCAATTGATGCGCGTAATTTAGCGTTTTTCCAACAATCTCATGATAAATGGATTACAAATAGAGATGAAATGACCTTTGTTAGAGAGGTTATCAGGGGAGAAAGATTGCCAGCTGGCACTCCATTAGGAAGCGCAAGATTGGCAGCAGCAATGGCTGGCGGTTATTTTGACCAAATAATGGAAAATGTAGCAGAAGATATAAAAGAATTTCTTTATAAAGTTATTATTCCAAGATTCCAAACAGAGAATACACAAGAACATACACTCCGCTTAGTTGGTGAAGATTTGGACACTTACAACGATATGCTGATAGCTCAAAAGGCAACAGATGAATTGTTTAGCTTCATGAATCGTAAAGGCAAGCTACCAACTACAACACAATATGAATTAATGAAAGCGGCAATTGCTGAACAAATTAAACAGGGGACGGAAAAGTTAGTTAATCTACCAAAGAATTTTTATAAAGATTTGAAATACAAGATAGATATTATTATCACTGGTGAACAAAAAGATAGCACAGCTCAGACAGGATTTATGTTCTCAGTTTTACAAGCAATTACAGCTGACCCAACGATGTTGCAAGACCCAAGTAAAAGAAAGATATTGATGAGATTGATGGAGCAGAATGGCATACAAGGTTTTGACTTCTTCCCATCTGAAACTCCATCTTTACAGAATATGATGGCAGGACAACAAACTAAAATGGGAGGTGGTGGAGTTAGTCGTCCAGCTGCGCCTAATATGCAAAATACAGTTTCGGCTGAAACACAAATATGAACATACAAGAAGCATTTGATGAAATAAAAAAAAGTAAAGATATTTGTGATGCGCTTACGCTTTATCTTGATAGCGCAGTGGCAAGATTAAAGAATCCTGATTTATGGGAAAGGTTTGAAGATGGAAAAGGAAAAGTTGAAGCAGCAAAGATAATACAAAAATTATCTAATCAATTTAAAAAAACTGATAATCCAATTATAAAGAGAACGGATTATCGTTGAAAAGGTCGGTCGTCATAACCGCAAATAATTTTATGGCTGATGAAAATCAAGAGGAAGTGGAACCTCAAACAAATCCTACACCAGAGGAGCCAGAAACTCCCAAAGAGCCAGAGGCTGCTCCAGAGCCTCAAGAGGAGCCTAAAGAAGCTCCAAAAACAGACGAGCCAACTGAAAAGGAAAAGCGTCTTTATGCTCGTTTGAAGAAAGAAGAAGAGACGCGAAAAAAGCTGGAACAAGAGCTCCAGGGTGCCAAAAAAGCAGTTGACCCAACTGATATTGACAAAATTTTAGCTGTTCAAACCGCAACCAAAGGTTTAGGAGCAGCTGAGATAGCGGAATTGAAGTTAAGGGCAACCGCAACTGGCAAGTCTCTTATAGAGGCTAGAGAAGACGAGAACTTCAAAATATGGCGTAAAGCCTACAAAACAAAAGTCGAAGAAGAAAATGTTCCTTCTCCTTCGACTAGACAAGATATTGCTAAAGATGAAGTGAAGAATTTCAATTCATTAAAATCTAAAGAAAAGAGAGAATTTTTAGATGGTATGACAGATGATGAAAGAGATGAATGGTTAGATGGTTTAACCATTGACGGTGTTCCAATTGAACAAGTCAAAGGGCTTAAAGGAGTTGATATTTCTTTAGAAGGAATTGCCGCTTTTAAGAAAGAAAAATCACCTAAACCAGTTGATGATGAAAGTATAAAAGTTGGAGAAGTTCCAAAAATCAAATAGTAATATATCTAGCGAAATAGAAGGAAAAAAAACATGGCTTATAGCAATGTATCGAATGACGTTAGCGCTGTGACCCCAGAAATTTGGTCCAAGATTATCCAGAAACCGTTAAGGAAAAGATTAGTATCAATGGAAATAGCCAACACTCGTTTTGTTGATGAAGTTAAAGAGGGTGGAGATACAATCCACGTTCAGTATCATGGTGATTTATCTGCAAAGGTATATACACCTGGTACAAAAATGACTGCAACAGCACAGAATTGGCATACTGATACAATTAATGTGACAGCACATAGATATGAGATGTTCTATGTTGACCCAGTAGAAGACAAGCAAGCGAATGTAGCTGTAGTTGCTCCTCTTATGAGAGAAGCTTCATACCGAATTAGAGACTTCATTGATTCAGCTGTTCTTGGAAAAGTACACTTAGGAGTTGATACTGGTGCGAAAGAAGTTGCAGGTAGTGCTACTGCGAATCGTTCTGTTTCTGCTACATCTGCCAACATTATCCAGATTTTCAGTAACGCAGCTAAAGTATTAAATACTGCAAATGTAGAGAACGAAGGTGATTGGGCAGCTGTACTTACTCCTAAGTTAGTAGCAGCTATTCAGATGAAAGCAACTGGTGTTGGTTATAACTTTGCTGATAGCGCATTAAGAAATGGCTTTTTGGGCGATTTCATGGGCTTCCAGGTATATTGGTCAAACAATGTACAATCAGCGAGTATTCATACCACAACAGCAGAAACGGCTAACGTTTGGAATATCTTTATGGGTAAGAAAAAGACCATTGAATTAGTAATGCAACGAGCTCCAACAGTGCAGATAAACAAAGTGGATAATATGTTAGGCAGAAACTACATTATTTCCACAACGATTGGTACTCAAGTATTGACTAAGAATGCATCGAGATTTTTGAACGTCGAAGTGCATAACACTTACGCAAAGTAATTTGTCGTTTGTTGGAGAAAGAAGTTAGACGCTTTTCTCCAACGGCGTCTACAAATGACATGAAAATACTTAAAAAAATATATCACATAATACAGAAGATAAAGATGATGCACCATTACAAGAAACAATTAGCTGAACTTGAAATAGTTGAAGCGATTATTACTGAAGATATAATCGCTGGTAATGTTGGTAGAAGACAAGAATTGAATGAAAGACAACAGAATATACAAGCTACAGAGAAGTTCTTAACGGCCCTTAAAAAATTAAAATAATAAATATGCGAATATTGTATATGCTTAACAGCCCATACGACTTTAAAGGTGGCTGTTATTTCTACAGAAACCATTTACCAGGTAGATATTTAAGAAAAAAAGGACATGTAATACGAGAAGCTGTACTTGGGAACACTTTACCTGATGAGTTATTGAACTATCCGGATGTAGTTATTTTTAGCAGAACTTATGCAGTTGATCCGCTTGCTATAATGAGAAAATATAAAGCAGCTGGAAAGAAAGTTATTTATGAAGTTGATGATTGCTTGTGGGAAGTAAATCCTGATAATCCATCTGCAGCAGTAGCGACAGAACAAAGACATCAATATGAAACTTTAATGAAAGAAGTTGACGCTATAACAACTACTACAAAAGTATTAGCTGACAAACTAAGAAAACTTAATGATAATATATTTGTTTGTCCTAATGGAATTGATTTAGATTATTTTCATGAAAGACCACATCAAAATAAAGAACTTGTTATTGGATATACTGGCGCTGCATCACATTGGGCTGACTTACAACTTGTAACACAAGTATTAGCTGAACTACAAAAGAAACATCCATTCCAGTTTGTAATTATGGGAATGACAGGACCACCGATAGATGATGAAATGTATGGTTATCAACAGATAATTGGCAGAGGATTACAACCAGAAAAGAATGCTTACATGAAATCTGCTTTAAAATGGTATGAGATTATTAAAACAATGAACTTTTTACATGTTCCATTTTTCTCACCTGAACTTTATGGAGAAGCGCTTGCTAGATGTGATATGGATATAGGGATTGCTCCTTTGTTAGATAATAATTTCAATCATAGCAAATCTTGTATTAAGTTTTATGAGTATGCGACAATGGGAACTGTAACACTTGCTTCTAAGGTATTACCTTATAAAAATGAAGTTAATTATTTAGCAAAGAATAAGTTTAAAGATTGGTATAAGAAATTAGAACGATTAATTGTAGATGAACCATTCAGAGAAAAGTTATTGGCTGAACAACGAAAATGGGTGCGTGATAATCGGCTTATGAGTGAAACAGTTAAAAGTTGGGAAAAAGCCATAGATATTGGCTCAAAGGCGACAGATACTTACATAACAGAACAAAAAGATGAACAAGAATGTGCTTCTTGTGTCCCCGACCTTAATAACGGAAACTCCGATGACGTTAGCAATGCTAGCGCCAATACTGAAACAAAAAGGATTTAAAGTAAAAACTGCTGTAAATACTTTTAGAAAGCCACTTACAATACAAGATTTTATAAAGCAGGCAGAAGGTTATGATATTATAGGAATTAGTATGCTAACTTTTGAAATCTTGTTTGTATATAGTTTAATCAGAGCTTTTAAGAAGGCAGGCAAGTTTGTCATAGTTGGCGGACCACATCCAACAGATTTACCAGAAGAATGTATAGAAGCTGGCGCTGATGTAGTTGTTGTAGGAGAGGGTGAAGATGTGCTACGAGATATAGTTAATGAATATCCTAATATTAAGCGTGGTATAAGAGATAGAAAATTACCGATAAATCTTGCAGAACAACCGATGCCAGATTTAACTATATTTGACCCAGATTTATTTATAGGAGATGACGGACTTATTAAGGGCTTTCACAGGGTATATACAACCAGAGGATGTCCAGGTAGATGCACTTTTTGTGATTGGCAGGTATTTAAACAAAACCTTAGAGCATATCCAGTAGATACAATTATTGGAGAAATCAAAAAAAGAGTAGAATTATATGGCATTACTTCATTTTCAATTGCTGACGATTGCTTTACTACTAACCATAATAGGGTATACGATTTTTGTGATAAAATCGCTAAGATAAGACCAAGGGTAACATGGAGAGCAAATTCACGAGCTAATTTAGTAAAACCAGATTTGTTGAAAGCGATGAAACAATCTGGGTGTCATTCAATTGCATTTGGCTTAGAAAGCGGAGACCCAGAAACTTTAAAAAGAATAAAAAAGTTCGTAACGCTTGAACAGAATATAAAGGCACCATGGATGGCGCATGAAGCAGGATTAGAAGTATATGGTTGTTTGATGACAGGATTTCCTTGGGAAACTACAAAGCATGTTCAAAGCCAATTAGATTTCATTCATAAAACATGGGACGCAGTGTCATTATTCCAAGTATCAGGTAGTTTGATGCCATTTCCAGGCACAGATATTTATAAAGAATATGCTAACGAACATAACTTTGAACGATATTGGTTAGAACCAGATAAACAGAAGTTAGGTATACAAGTATATCAGAACGCAATTAATCCATTAGCAGTTAGCACTTTCTATCAGCGTTATCTATTTGATGATACTTATATCCAAGAAGAAGTATTCTTCAACTATTCAGATGAATACAAGCAAAAGGTAAAAGAGATGGTACGAGAGATTGGCAGGCATAATTTAAAGTTTATGATACAGAATCCTTTAAAAAGACAATTGTATTATAATCTGGCAAAAATGTCTTTAAACCTATACAAATACATGCCTAATTTAGAGAAAAAAGTCGGTGGACACTTATATCATACAACTAAACGAAGCGCTGTTGAGCAATTAAGAGATAAAAGGCGCGGGATTGTTAAGAACAAATGAAATTAGATTTTGTTATACCAGGTGCAGTTAAGGGTGGAACTACTGCTTTACAAGTATATTGTACAGAACATCCACAGATTTGCATGGCTAATCCCAAAGAGACATCATTTTTTGACAAGTTTTTTAATAAAGGTTGGGATTGGTATTGGCAGTTTTTCACACCAAATAAACATACTAAACTTATTGGAGAAAGCGCGCCAGGTTATATGTCTGATAGAAGAACCTATAAAAGATTGCGAAAACATAATCCTAATTTAAAATTAGTATTTATTTTAAGAGACCCTTGTGATAGAGCTTATTCACTTTATGTGATGCACCAAGATAATCCACATCAAGCTTATAGGCAATTTCTTGGAGAACCAATGATATTACCGCCATTTGAAAAGCAAATAAAAAATGACATAAGATATATTGATGAAAGTTTATACGCTAAGCATATCAAAGCGTTAATGGAATATTTTCCAAAAGAACAAATGTATTTTATAAGAAATGAAGAATTGTTATATAAAACTCAAGAAACAATGGATAAGTTATACAAATGGCTTGGTGTAAAAAAACATAAACTTGAACAGGTTGGTAAATTGATAGTTCCAGTTGGCGGGTTAGTAAGAGAAGTAACAAGACCACAACATACTTTTGAAAAAAGAGGTTTGATTGTTGATAATTTTATAGAAGATATTATTGAACTTGAAAAAATAACTGGGTGGGATTTAACTGCCTGGAAACGATATGACTAAATACTATTTAGTAGATTTTAATAGGGTATTGGCTGATGTTAGAGAGGCGTTAAAGGATGATATTGTAGAAACTCCAAGTGAAGCAGATAAGGTTATTGTTTGGCAGGATGTGCTTGGCATAGGTAGGTCTATTGTAAAATTGGCTAAAGCATATAAGAAGCCAGTAATACTTGTTCAACATGGCAGATGGGGAACAGGACAATACTTCCACCCATTTTATACTAAATGTTTAGCAGACCAAGTATGTGTTTGGGGGCAAGAAGTAAAAGATAGAATGGTTAAAGTTGGCATACCTAAAAAGAAGATACATATTACAAGTTCAACAATATTTAAACATTTGATACCAAAGAAAAAACATCCACAAACTAATATAGTTTTTAGTCCTGAACATTGGGATTCTGATATTCCAGAAAATCATGCAGTTTATAAGGAATTAAAAAAAATAAAAGATGTTAATATAATAGTAAAAACAGTTAACGAATACGATAAAGAAAACTACGAAAATGTTATTTATTCAGATAGGACAAAAGAGGGACATTTACAAAAATGCGCAGAAGTATTATCTACAGCAGATGTTGTAGTTAGTGTTATGGAAGGAACTTTTGAATTATTGGCTCAGGTTATGGATATTCCTGTTATTATTCCAGATATTTGGCAACCAAAATCGTTTCAAGGAGATGAAGGATATAAATATTATGAAAGAATGAAATCAAAAGCAGCGAAATATATTCCTTTAAAAAGCTTGCAAGCGGAAATCAGCCGCCAGATAGGGAACCCAAACGAACTTAAACTTGAACGACAAAAAGTCGCCCTAGATGAAGGCGGTCTGCATATAAAAGACCCATTAAAGGAAATATTAAAAGTAATTAAACATGCCTAAAATAAATTTACAATTAGTTAAAGATTTATATCCAATGAATAGAACATTAGTAAGTTCTGACTATGATAGTGCACTTAAATATATTGGTAAATTAATAGATTTGAATATTATAGAAATTCCAAGTGGAACTAAATGTTGGACTTGGACTGTGCCACAACAATGGGAAGTTAAAGATGCTTGGGTTAAGTATAAGAATAAAAAGATAATTGATTTTAAGAAAGAGCCAATGAGTTTAATGATTGGTTCTATACCAGTACACGGAACTGTAAAGTTAAAAGAATTAAAAAACCATATCCACACTGACGAAGAAAAACCTGACGCAACACCATTTGCTTATAACTATTATGAAAAAGATTGGGGATTTTCTGTACCATTTAGTCAATTAAAGAAATTTGACGGCAAAGAATATGAAGTATTTATAGATAGTGAGTATAAAGATGGGACATTAAAAATAGGAGAACATACTATTAAAGGAAAAACAGACAGAGAAGTATTAGTTATTGTGCATCTTGACCACCCATATCAAGCTAATGATGGACTTTCACAAGTAGTAATGGCGGTAGATATGGCGCATAGGATAAAGAGAGATTATAAGTTTAAACATACGATTAAAATCCTTTTCTTGCCAGAAACTATCGGCTCAATTGCGTATTGCAAGACACAAGACATCAGTAAGGTAGATTTCGTCATAACAGCAGATATTGTTGGAAATGATGGCTCAATAGTGCTTCAAAGAGATTATAATAGAAATAGGAAATTGAATCAGGCGGCTTGGTTAGCATTAAGAGAATATAATATAAAATCTGGTAAAAATGCTACACCACAAATGACAGAGTTTAGAGGTATTATAGGAGCTGACGAATATGTATTCTCTGACCCTTTAATAGATATACCTGCTATATTTTTTACTAAATATCAACCATCAACACCAATGAATCCAGATGAAGGTTACCCTGAATATCATACAAATAAAGATACACCAGATATTGTTAAAGAAGAAAATGTCAGAGGTGTGCAAGATGTTATCTTGAGGACAATAGAAATGATGGAACAAGATTGGATACCAAAAAGATTGTTTAAAGGTCCGCTTATGAGAAGTAGATATGGAATACAAACAAGTGTAAAATCTACTAATCGACAATGGGATTATCTTATTTATAGTATTGACGGGAAACATAGTGTTGTAGAATTAGCAGTTATGAATCAATTAGATTTTATTGAAGTTAATGATTTGCTAACTAAATTAAAAGAAGATGGACAAATCAGTATG